TCAGGTCAACCTGAACGCCTGATTCAACAACCCCACCACATCAGGGCCGTCCTCGCTGACCCACTTCGCGTAGTGCTTGAAGATCATCGCCGTCGATGCCAGGTGGTGATCGGTTCGCCATCCGCAAATAGAGTGACAGACCCCTGCTCGGCGTAGCCCTCGTATTGGGGCTCGGCGGCGTGCGACAGCAAAGCCGCCGCCACCTCTGCGAGTCACGATCACGCGCTCAGTTAATGGCAGGGTGAGGCTGAGATCCACCTTACTGCGGTCAAGCATATCGGCCTCAAACTTGAGACCCTCGGCAGACTTGTCCATGTTTACGAGCAATTCGGATTGATTGACCCGCAGCCAGTCTAGGATTGGGATCATCACACTGTCAGTGTGCCCGTCGAAGTCGGTCAAGATCATCTGCAGGGTGTAGCTGTATTCGAACGACAGACTCGCAGCCGCCGTGCAGCGGACCTTGCCTTTATCAATGAACATCAACAGACGCTCGGGGTTTTTCCTCAGCCCGGGCACGGCCTGCAGCAGGAGCTCACGAAGACTATCGGGTTTGTTCATGGGTCACCTGGTACTGGAATACTGCGTCGACTTGGGCAGCGCATTCGGCCCAGGCCAGCTCGGTACGCTCTTGATCAGTCAATAGATGGCCGTTCCGGGCTGGCTTCGTCGCCGGCAGCTGGCAAGGCACCACCACGGGACAGCCACTGACGGTAGGCGGCGGCTCCGGTGATCGCAGGACGCTGCCGCAGCCGGCGAGCAGCACCAGGAATAGGCTGACCAGCCCAGTTGCGAAGTTCTTCGTTCTCATTCTTGAGGTCCTCGATCTGGCTTTCGCGGTTCGCCAGCCCTGCGCGGAGCTGGCCCTGTATCAGCAGCAGCTTGGCTTGGCTCTCGCGTTCACGCTCCAGGGTGGTTTTCAATGTGTTGGCAGCGGCCAGGTTGTCGCGGGCTTCGCCCTGGGCTGTGGTGAGTTGGTCCTGGAGGGCCTTTGATTTTCCCTTCTCAGTCCCTAGCAAGACCTGCTGGCCCCACCCCCACAGACCAGCCGAAACCGCAGCAAGCAAAGCTCCGGCCAACAGCCCTTCGCGCAAGCCAATCATTTTCGATACCAGCCGGCTGCGTTAATGTCTGCTTCATCGAGAGCCTGCAGATCGCCGCAGATCACCAATGGCGGGGTAGGCATCACCTGTTTTAGTGCGTCGGCGATCTTCTGACATTCCTCGATGTCAGTCCCCGCCGGCAGAAGCACAGCCCTGCATCCCCCAGTTGGTGACAGGCTCGTCATGCGCTGGATAAGTTCTCGATATGGGAAGCGATGTTTCTGCCCTCGCTCGCTCATGCCGCCACCAAAGCGCGGTTCTGGTGCCGCTCGAAAGCGCGTTCCAGCTTCACGTCGTACAGGTTCCGCTGGTAGTCCGGGCCGTTGTAGAGCTTGGCTACCGTTGCCCACTTCTGGGCTTTCAAGGCTTTGAGCAGATTGGCGTCGGCTTCGATGTAGCGGACGAAGGCTTCCAGGTGGTCCGCTTCGCTGCGCATCATTGCGTCGACAAAATCATGCACGCTGGAGTAACCCAGACGCTGCCAGTGGTAGCCCATTACCTGGAAGCCACCCCAGCTCGCGGACTCCAGTGCCGCTACTTCATCCAGCTGCCGGGCCTGAGCAAGGCGCTGATGCTCGGCGCTTCCGCCGATGTAGCCGCCGGCTTTTGGATTGACCAGGTTCGGCGCCTGCTTGGCCAGCAGATCGGCGCGGTGGAGCAACTGCTCCTGGTCATCGCCCGGCGAACCAGCCAGTTGCAGACGCTTGTACATGACGTGGCGCTCAAAGAGGATCACCGGCTTTCCATTGTCCAGGAAGCCGCGGCCCTTCGATTCAACTTCGTTCAAGGCGTACACAGCCGCGACCGGCACGCCGAGGCGAGCGGAGGCCTGCAGCAGATCCGAATGTTTGAGGAGCTTGCGTATGTCCAGGCCTTGCAGACTGGCCATGGTCTTCGGGCCGGCTTTGCCGTCGGAGACGAGCCCGACCTTCCCCTGGTAGGTCCGGACTGCCGCCTCGGTTGCATCGCCAAAGGCACCGTCGGCGTCCAATTTGGCGCCGTTGGCGTTGAGCAGGCGCTGCAGCTCACGAACAGCCTGTGAGCGATCGCCGTGTCGAAGAGTGGTCATGCGATTCCCTCTTTGCGTGTGAAGAACTTCTTCGCGGTGGCGCGGGTGAACTCGACGCCCAGCAGGCCAATGACACCGCCGAAAAACGGAGCAGCACTGATTGGGATGCGGAACCAGTCGGAACGAAGTTTCTTGGCGGGTGCGGTGCTTGCGGCCATTCGGGCTGTCCTCGGTGCAGTGGCGTTGTGCCTAGCGATGAGGGCATGGTCCGCAAAGCGCTGCTGTACGGCAACGCGGCGGCTTTGTAGGAGGGCGGGATACAGGGTGCGCCAGTGGGGCAACGCGCGCGTGAGCGTCAGCATCGGCGCCATGAACACTACAGCCCAACCGACCACCGACTCGCGCCGACACGCCAAGTTCCTGTACTGGACCGGTTGGCGCATCACTGATATTGGCGATTACCTGGACGAGAAGGAGAAGACCGTCCACAGCTGGAAGGCCCGAGACGAGTGGGACCGGGCAGACAACGTAGAGCGCATCGGCGGCGCCCTGCAAGCCAGACTCGTGCAGCTGATCCTCAAGGACGGTAAGAGTGCCGGGGACTTCAAGGAAATCGGTCTGCTGCACCGCCAGTTGGAGCGCCAAGCCAGAATTCAGCGCTTCCAGGGTGGCGGTACCGAAACCGAGCTGAACCCGAATATAGCCCCCGCTTTCGGCCGCCTCCTGACTGCCTCCGCGCGCGCGTCATCCCAACTGTGGCGTAGCATCGACGTGGTCACTCGTTTGCCCGCATGGGTCAGTCCGCAGCAGAGCGCGCTGGAGGATGTAATGATGTGTCTGCGTAGGCTCGGTCAAGTGGGATCCTGCGATTGCTATCGCGTTACACTGGGGCAGGCCTGTCTTACACGAGGTGGGTTCACCGGACGCTCGCAACACTTGGAGCAGAGTTACTCTGTGACTTTTAGGGAAAATGAGAACGCATGCGAAACTTGA